TGATGTTTATTACACCACCGCTGGAGGCCCTTGGTTCAACAGCGGTGCTGATATATGGGTAACCGAATGGATAAAAGAAGTGGCACCACATTTAGAAGTGAAGCCACTTCTACTATTCCATAGACATAAACCACAAAATTACGAAGAATTCCCAATTGATATTGAACATATATGGGAAACTTCTGAAGATGAAATCATAAAAATATTAGATGGTGCTAGAAGGATTCATATATTGCACGGCCATTACACTCCAACCAGAGCTATACATAAAAATTTGGAAAAAATTGATTCGATTGTTTTCCATAATTTAACAAAAGTATCTTTAATGGCACAAATGGGTAAAGATGAATATCTTCATTGGTATGGTAATTGGGAATATGAAAATGAATTAATTAACAAAATTAAAAATAAAGTTTGGGTGGGTTTATATCATTTTCCTTATGAAACTGAAAATTTACACCATATTCCAAACACTTATGAATTTAAAACAAATAAAGAATTATCAGATTCTACCAAAGTTGGATTTGCAGCTAGAAGTGAAGGTAGAAAAAATGTTGAATATATTGATGGATTGGAAAGTTACATTTCTACAAATTCAGAAACTTTCAACAAATATTATAGAAAAAAATATGGATATAGATTTGAGAAATCAAAAGTTTATAAATTTGATTTCAAATATAAAGAAAGGTTCTACGGCCTTGATTGGGGAATATCTCATTCTTGCTTTGAATTTGAACCATTTGGATACGGAATATTTGAGGCAGTGGATTGGGGTAAACTTCCAATATTACACGAAAAATGGCACGTACCACTTGATTATAAATACAAAGCGATTGACGAGAAAACATTTAAGCAGACCTACGAAACGATTTGTAACGATGATTATGAAACCCGTAAAAGAGAGTTTGAAAAATTGAAAGATTGGATGATAAAACACTTTTCAAATAAAGATGTATGGAAAGAAAAACTTTTAGATATTTATAACGGAGAATAATACATAAATAATGGCAAAAACCAATTTATCATTAGGTAATTTATATAGAGCAGTAAGCGGTTCAGCAAGAGTAGCACAAGTTGTATCTTTAGGCGGATTAGCAGGTTCTGCGGCAAATAGCTCTTTAGGCTCATTTGCAATAGATTCGGTTACTGTAAATTTACCTACATATACATACATAGTAGAAAGCACAACGGAAACAGCAACATTTTCATTTGGTTCAGCAGGTTCTTTACATGGTTCAAAAGTTGGTAGTGTAGCAGCAAACTATTCTGTAACTTTTGATAATGCAAACTTTTCAGTTGGTTCTCCAACTTTAGGTGCATCTCCATCGTTTCCAATTACACCCGCATCAATTGCATCTTCAAACTATTCAGAAGCATCTTCGGTTTTATCAATGAAATATGCAGATGGATATAATTTGGCTGCAACTAATTATAATACAACATCTACTAAAACATTATACGCAGTAGATGTTTATAATACAATTAACCAACCAGATTTTTGTTTGGTATTTGGTACAATGGTTGAAAAAGCAGATGGTACATCGGTAGCAGTTGAAGATTTAAATGTGGGTGATGAAATTAAAGCATGGGTGCCAAACGGATTGCCTGATGAAAACCAAGACCCAGAATCAGACCAAGTTGATTGGAGATTCTATCAATTAGAAGCACAATCGGGTTCGGCACAAAACGTTGTTGTAGCTGATATCGTATATAACTTTGCTAGTGGATATTTCTCATTAAATGATGGTGAAATTAAAGCTACAGGAACTCACCCTCTTTGGGTATTTGATTCTGAAATAGAAAAATATCACTTTAAGAATGTAGAAGATATCCTTATTGGAGATATGATTGTTAAGTGGGATGATTTCTTAGGAGAAACAGTTGAAGTAGAAGTAACTAATATAGAAATAGTTACCGAAGATGTTGAAATTGCAACTATTAACGTAGAGCAAGCTGACGTTTACATAGCAAACGGATTTATTTCTCACAATAAAGGAACAACAACACAACCATCAATCCCTGCGGCAGGTTTAAGAATGTACTTAGACCCATCAAAAGCAGCATCTACGGATGGTACAGATGGTACTGACTGGTTAGATTTGACAGGATGGGGAACAGGTGTTAGACCAGCTGGAGCACCAAATGGTATTGGTATTACTGGAGCAAACCCAACATACAACAACGGAGCCAGCAGAAAAGAAAAATATTGGTCACTATCTTCAAACAAATTTTGGTATAAAGATGGTACATCTAATATAAATGGTGGATATACTCAATTTAATACATCAGCATATTCGGTAATTGCTTGGGTAAGATTCGCATCACATCCTGCTAATGGGTATTATCAAATTTTTGGTAAGCAAAATAGTGGTGGTACAAGAGAAATGGCATTGTATTTGAATTCAAATGGTAGTGGTACATATTTTATACATGATGGTACAACTATTCAATATAATAGTAATACATTTACACTATCAACGAATGTTTGGTATATGATTTCTTATACAGCTGCATTAAATGGCACAAACGTTGGATATACCGATACTACATCAAGAGGAACTATATCAAATGGTGCAAAAAATTATACTACATCAGCGTTGATTCAAATCGGCGGCGGATATGGTGATAATAGTTATTATTTCAACGGACAAATAGGACCAGTATTGTTTTATAATACTCAATTAGGTTCAACTGATATCACAAAAATATACGATTATTTTTCACCAACATATAAATAACATTATTTTGTTGTTTTGAAATAAAAGATTATATTTATAGTAGACATTAAAAAATTAAATAAAAGCATAAAATGGCAGAGAAAATAGTATCACCAGAAAAGATTATATTTATAGTAGACATTAAAAAATTAAATAAAAGCATAAAATGGCAGAGAAAATAGTATCACCAGGCGTATTTACTAAAGAAAACGACCTTTCATTCTTACAACAAGGTGTATCTGAAATAGGTGCAGCGTTCATTGGTCCTTTTAACGAAGGTCCTTTAACCCCAACAATTGTTAATTCACAAGCTGAATTCGAAACACTTTTCGGAGCAGTTGATGGCACATATTATACTCCTTTAGCAGTACAATCTTATTTAAGAGAAGCAGGAACTGCAACTATTTGTAGAGTAGCTGGTGTAGGTGGATATACCGAAACCGCTCCTTTATTATTAACCGCAACTTCAGGTTCAGTATCAGCATCTTTAGGTATTCTTTTTAATACCGCAGTAGGTGCAAATGGTGGATTTGTTGGTGAAACATTAGCAGACGCTGATGGTAGAGGTGATTTTGTTTTATCAACTTTAGGTTCGGCATCTTTAAATGTAACCGATACTAATGATATTGAGGCAGTATTTGGAACATCACCATTTGGAAGTAAAGATGCATATTCATATGGTTTCTTCAAAAATACATCTATGAATTTTACATCTGCAACTTCTGCAAGTGTAACTGTATTGGGAAATCAATTATTTAACTTTGATGCACAGGAAGCATTAACACCAATGATTAAATCTCAAACAATCTCTGGTGATAGATACGATTTATTCCAATTCGAAACAATCGGAGCAGGTAATTCAGCAAATACTAAAGTTAAAATTGGTATTACAAATATCAAAGCAGCTGGTTCTGTAAATGGTACTGATTATGGTACATTCACAGTAGTTGTTAGAGATTTTGCTGATACAAATAAGAAAAAGACAGTATTAGAAACTTGGTCAAACGTAAACTTAGACCCTAACTCTCCTAACTACATCGCAAGAGTAATTGGTGATAGAAAATTATCAATCAGTTCAGAAGGTAAAATTTCAGAAACAGGTGATTGGGTTAATAACTCAAAGTATGTTAGAATTGCAAACTTAAACGAAGCAGCTCCTGTACAGGCAGTACCATTCGGACATGATAAATATTCTTTACCAGTTTCTGCATCAGCAGCAGTTGGAGCATTGATTCCTTCAGTAACATTCGTAACTTCATCAGCAACACAATATGGTGGTATTGATTTAGATAACAATACTGATAATAATATTTACTTAAAACCAATTCCAACAGGAGCAGGTGTAGGTTCAAATTCAGTATTTGGATTAGATAACGCAGCAACAAATGGCGCAGCATTAGCAGTTGGTTCAACTTTAGCACAATTCGTTGTAGCATTTCAAAATGGATTTGATGGTAAGAACCCAGCAGTAGCAATCAACAAAGGTTCTGATATTTCAGCAGGTAACTCACAAGGTTTTGATTTGACAACTTCAGCATCATCTGGTTCAGTAGCATACGCTAAGCACGTAGCAGCATTATCAAACGCAGATGAATTTGATATCAATATGGTTGTAACTCCAGGTGTTGTAAGAAGATTACACCCTTCAGTAGCAACTTCAGTATTGGATATGGTTGAGCAAAGAAATGATTGTTTCTATATCTTAGATACAACTGCATATGGTGATTCAATTGCACAGGCTAACACACAAGCACAAGCAATCGATTCAAATATGGTAGCAACTTACTACCCTTGGGTTAAGACAATTGATGTTAACACAAACAAATTAATATCAGTTCCACCTTCAGTATTATTACCTGGCGTATTCGCAGCAAACGATAGAGTAGCAGCAGAATGGTTCGCACCAGCCGGTTTGAATAGAGGTGGTTTAATCGGAGCAGTTTCAGTATTGAATAGA